GTACCCGCAGCAAAATAAGGCAGGTCGCCCGCTGTGTAGCTGGATAAGCCAGTACCGCCGCTGGTTGTTAGAACCGTTGCCGATGTTGCGGGGACGATGTTGGTGCCGTCTGAATAGACAGACCGCCCTGCCGGATAAGTGACAAAGACATCCTTGCTGTTACTAGCGAAGTTAATGAATGATGTATTACCCAGCGAGTTTGCCAGCACCGTGTCGCGGGAGAGAGTCGTACCAGAAGCGGTGTATGTACCGACCCCGACTTCCCATGTGTTAGCGATGTTATCAACGATGGCGTAGTACGTAGTGTTACCGTTACCTATCGCCGCAAATGTTTGAAACCCCGGTGTTGCGCCGTCTAGCGTCAAAGTGCCAGTACCGGCGGTTATCGAGGTTTCCTTTACTCGGTCTCTGACTACAAGTGGCATGTTAGTTCCTATACTGTCTCAATAATGCTCCAGCCCGGTGGCTGATCTGTATCCAGCGTAGTCCATTCGCTGTTCGTGTTGCTTGATATATCCACCCATGTGCCTTGCGATATTTGTGTAGTTGTGTTTCCTGCAAACGATGTCTCAGAGAACCCAAACCCGCTGAATGTGGCTACCGTCGAAATCACTACCGGCGGCACCGGCGGCTGCGAGGTCTCAATCAACTCCCACAAGTACCGGCAAGTAAACGCATCTGCCGCCGCAAACTGCTCCAGCAACGATGCAACGAATACTGCACCCGCCGCGTTTACATCCTGTGCCTGTACCGTCTCAGCTACTGATGCTACAAAATCTGTCTGTGCTGCCTGTGAATCTGATCCGGTTACGGTTTCACTTACTGCACTTACAAATGCGACTTGCGCTGCTTCTGTGCTGCTTGCGTTGACCGTTTCGTCTTGGTTAGCAAAGAACACCAGCGAAACAATCTCATCTTCAGAGCAAGTTACCGTCTCGCTTACAGCAACTGCAAAGTCCGTCTGTGCTGCCTCAGTATCGCTACCGCTTGCCGTCTCACTTACCGCTACTACAAAGTCCGCTTGTCCTGCAATCGCATCCGAAACACTGATGCTTTCGCTAATACTCTGGTTCGTCGTGTAAACCGCCGCTTCTGTACTGCTGCCGTTTACTGTCTCGCTTACTGCTGCGTTGACGTTGAACTGCGCTGCTACCGCATCCGAACCTGTTACTGTTTCACTTATTGCACCTGCAAAATCTGTCTGTGCCGCCTCTGTGCTACTGCCACTTGCAGTCTCACTAACGGCTACAACAAAATCAACCTGTGCCGCCTCTGTATCAGAACCAACAACCGTCTCGCTTACTGCAACTGCAAAATCAACCTGTGCTGCTTCTATATCACTAGCTGATATAGTTTCGCTGATTGCCGCAAGTACATCAAACTGCGCAACAACTGCATCACTACCTGTTACCGTCTCGCTTACCGAGGCAAGGACATTAAACTGCGCGGCTTCAGCACTACTCGCACTAACTGTCTCAGAAACCGAAACTGCGAACGTGTTCCCGCCCAGTGCGGAAAAGGGCGCTTGCGAGAAGGTCGTGATGCCAAACATGCGCCCTTAACCTCTTATCCTGCCGTCAGTTGATCCTCATCGAACCAGCGCGACTGAGTAACTTCATCGCTGTCAGTCCACGAAATCAGGTACTGGATATTGCCGTCTTCGTCCATCTTCATGGCTTCTACCGGGCCTTGTGGGATTACACCCTTGGCCTTGACGGTGTCGCCTTTCTTAAATGCTGCCATATGTCCTCCGTTACGCTGCGTCTGCGTTGAATGTGTAAGTGACGTTAATGGTGTCACCCGAAGCTACGATCTTGTCGCCGCCTGTAAAGTCGCCTTCCGAGAACAGGATACCCGATGTGCCTGTAGCTACACTGGTCAAAAACGCACCAGCAACTGTGCCACCACCGCCGGTAATAACAAACGATGAAGGCGAACCCGAGTTATCAATCACCGAAGGATCAGCCAGCGTAGGCGTACCAAAGGTCACCGCCTTGCGGTTTCCGGTGTAGTCTGTGAACTCAGTCCACGCTTTAGAAGCCAACGTGTCCGAAGCAGCGTAGGTCGTGCCAGAACCGGGACCGGTTACCAGACCAAGATACCAAGCGGCGCTGTAAGTCACACCCTTGAAGTACTTGTTGTTCAGGTCTTGCAAGCCTTCGTTGACAACGAGATTGTGGAACTGATCTTCCCACTTCAGGTTGCCATCAGTATCAAAGCACTGCACGTTAAATACACCACCCAGACCTACACGAGCGTCGCCCTGCACGGACTTGCCTACGCCTGCCTGAACGGTCTCACCTAGTTGCGAATTTGCGATAGGCATGATCACTCCTTATGGAAAACGAATTAAAGCCGTCGTTGCCGTATTCGCTGGCATGGTGACGGTGTTGTTGGTTGAAGTAAAGGTTTTGTCTGAACCGAAGTCCAGCACAGCTACAGACTTGTTTGACCGAGTCACGTTGTAGATCAATGCGCCACGGGCTGTGAAGTTAGCTCCGGGCCACGACACATCGGCAAAGTCCACATACACCGTACCCGTCTGCGTATCTGTTGAGATGGTCGCGCCTGTAACTACCTCTCCGCCAGCGGTATAGCCTGTGCCAGTAATCTCGTTGGTTGTGGTGTACGCGGTAGTCAGTGGGCCAATATCGGAAAGCGCCGTATACAACGCCATCTTTAACGTGTCCGTAACAAGGTTCTGCCCCATTTGGAGCATCTCCTGTTTGAAGCTGTTTGTAAGACCCTGTTGAATCATGGCGAAACCTTGTTATGTTTCTTTACATTATCCAACCACGGGATAACTTGAAGGTTTGTTGGTACGTGGAGTCCAGATACAACTTCACCCTGTAACGGCAAAATATGATCAACATGCCAGCTAAAACCAAATAGTTTGGTTCTCAGTTTAGCAAGTTTGTATGCCTCCCGCATCATCCAAATGTCGTCTTCTGTAAGCCACTTAGGTGTGCGCTGCATCTTGGCGGCTTGTCTACGGCGTACATACTCAGCTTGCACATCTTTTGTCTTTTGTTGATAGTTGCGCATAGTTGCCTTACGCACCTCTCGGCATTCTTCTACGTATTTTTTATTGCGCTCGGCAATAAGCTCTTTGTTGGCAACTCTATATTTCTTTAACCATGCTGTGCGCTGCTCTACAGGATACTCACTCCATTTTTTCTTTGGTTTGCGGCCTTTTGCAGCTTTTTCAGCACGTTTAGCCAGCGTGTCTGGATGCGTATTTCTTTTATGTCTGCGCTCTTCATTTAAGCAGTCCAAACATTTGCGCAAATAATGCTGCTTCGCCTTTACAAAACGAAAGGCGGTTAATGGCTTATCCACGCAACATTGAGCGCAAGTCTTCATGGCCCGACTTTCATCTTGTATTGCCCGTCCCTGTACGCATCGCCTCTTTCCAAACCACTACCCAGACGGTTGAGTTGCCCAAGTGCATCTTGAAACTTTTTCTCGTAGTACGCCATCATGTCTTGCTCACCCTTCATGAAGATATTCGCCTCCACGAGTGATCCATACAGCAGGACAGGATCATAGTTGTCACCCAACCATGTACGGTTAGCTGTAACGATGGTTTCCGGGTAGTAGTAGTAATGCAACTCCACGCTATAAGCAGCATCGGGTGTCGGAGCCAAGATAAAGCTCAACTCATCCGTGATGATGTTATTGGCAACTGTCGGGCCAAACAATGCGTAATACTTAGGCAAACCTGTTGTGCTTGCACTGGGATAAGCTGCCCGCATGAAGTTGACATCTTTGTTCAGCAGGTACTCGTAGTTACCACCATCAATCACCGCCATCGAGAACACCGACAAGAAGTCAGCGGGGCAAGACAGATACTTGTTACCGTTGGTCGTCACGCCTGTTACGTTTTTACGAAGTGCAGGAATCTGCACCGTGTTGTATACACGGGTCTCCGTCTGCTTTACGAACGTAGGGATATTCGCTACGAAGTCAGCTTCGTAGTTCTGGGTGTACGACGTAATTGCGTTAACAAGTTCTGTGTAAGTCACAGTTCACCTCAACCCATCGGGCCTCGTGCCATCACACCTTTGGTAGCTGCCCCGGTGCCACGAATCTTGATGCCGGTAGTCTTGGCTTCTTTGTAGTTACCCTTGCTAACTACGCCGCCAGCAATGTTCATCTCGTTCATATACTGAGCGCCAGACTTCTCTGGAATTTGCGCCTTCTTCGCTGGTTTCGTAGCCATTATTTGCCCCTTGAAGTGCCGCGCTGATTCATGGCGCGAGCTAGGTTGCGGCCATACTTGCGCATAGCTTCGCCGGTCACGCCGCCTTTAGCCATGCCCTTGTGCATCCGCTTCTCATGCGCCTTGACTTCCGCCTTGGCGATTTTCTTCATGCTGTCCATAGTTACTCCTACGAGATTGTCACGCTGCCTATCGCAGCTCTTGACGTTAAATTATTCGGCGTCAGTCCAACATCGTTTGCACTTGCCCCACCCACCGGAGCCCAGCCCCACTGGAATACCCGGCTACCACCCTCCGGGAAACCAAATGCCAGCAATCCAGTCCCAGGCATTTGAGTAATCTGCAATCCACTGTAGCCAGACTGCCGGTAACTCACATCCGGCCTTGGCTCCCGAACCGCCTGCGGATCGTTGACCGGATACAGGCCCAAGCTTAACTGCGGCTGGTCAGGTTCCCAACAACTTTTGCAAACCTTGATCGCCACCTGTTTGGTCTTGATCGTCAGCTTGCGCAACTCTTTCAGCTTGAAGCGGAATCCACAACGGTCACACTCCGCAATACTATGTTTGCCGCTGGAATACTTACTCGACATACATTACCTGTAGAACGTCATGCGAGGTACAAATCGATCTGGTGCCTTCTCCCTATCCTCAGATGCAGCCAAGTCCCACGCCTCGTCATACTGCGCTTTCAGCATCACTATTCTGTCCGGGTTGATATCCGGCAGCTTGATCGACAACATGTAAGCCAGCCCCGCCACCATGCAGTTCTGGAAGCGAAATGGGATGTCTTCTACGTTGGTGCCTGTGCCAGCATCGTACATCCGACGCAGCCGCCAGTACACAAAATAGTAGTACGGATTGCCTTGCGTTCCCTGATCGGGCGACGGCCAAACATTGATCTGTGGATACAGCGGCGTCGCAACTTCCGATCCAACCTTTTGCCCAGACTGGCGGTTGACCCACACCTGAATCGGGCGACCCTGCGTCAGCTTGTTCGGGATAGTCGAATACGTCGATACCGAGATCCGGCTTATGTTGATGTCGGTCTGATTAGATATCTGTCCGGGATTAGTGCGAATAACATGTTCCAGAAGATCAACGGTATCAATAGGTAAATCATAAACGTATTGCCCTTGCACTAATGGAATTTGGCCCTGCTCAACCGTCCACAGGTTGATGCCCCGGTTGGCCCACTCTGTAATCAGGAAGTTCAGCGTCCTACGCGCCGTACGGAAGTCGTAACCGGTACGCAACTCCCGCCCACAACGCTCGAACGCCTCTTCGAAGAGTTCGTTTACGTCCGGGTTGAACGCCGTTGTGTTGGTTGTGAAAGCCATTACTTTTTCGCCATCCGCATGTTGTCGATCAGGTTGGGGTACGGCCTGCCAGCAGCTTTAGCCGCAGCCTTCGCAGCAGCCTTCTTCGCGGGACTGAGTTTCTTGGATTTGCCCAGCCCTTCTGGTCGTGGCTTGTCCCATACCTCGCCACCCTTCTTGTAGACCGTCACAGGCTCGTTGCCGTCCCGCTTCTTGATCTTCCGAATCTTGGCACGGTTGATGTCACCCATCCCGCGTGAGGCCATCATCAGCAGTACCCACCTTTTTTCATGCCTCTGTTACCGGCCATGACAACCTGCTTGCCCTTGGTCTTGCCCTTGATTGCAACGCCATCGCGGCTAGGAGCAGCAGTCTTGACTGCGCCCATCTTCGATGCAGCAACGCCGCCCATCGCCATCTTCTTAACCGCACCACCTTTTTTCATGGCGCCCATTTCAGCAGCCTCATGTTTGATCATCGACTTCGGAGCGCCCTTCTTCTTCATGAACGCCACTTCCTTTTTGACCATTGCCTTTGACTCTTTCATTTCGCCTCCTTCGGCTTTCGTGAACTCGCGTCCTACGCTCATCGGTACGCCGACCTTCTTGGAGAATGACGGACTGTGAGCGACAGCCCGCATAAACTTCTCTTGCTTCTTGCTAACGGCAGGCATCAGACAATCTTCCCGCGAGTCTTGCCGCGAATCGCGCAGCCATCAGCGCGGGCAGAAGCAGAACTCACAGCGCCGCCAGCTTTCATGCCTCGAGCTTCACGACGCTCTTCGGAGGCAGCTTCTCGGGCTGCTTTTCTAGCCACGCCCATTGCCTCTGAGTCTACCTGTCCGCGAGTTTTGCCTGCACCACTGGTTTCATTGCGGTAGTCTTTAGCCGCTTTGTCAGCCGCCTGCATAGCACCTTTACTAAGTGAAGTGCCATAGTCATTCTCACCAGTCATTACATTTTTAATTTTGCGCGGTATGTCTTTTTCTTTGGCATACAACCCAAGCATTGACTCGTTCTTTAGTTCGGCTTCTTTGCGAGTACGCTTAGCGCCGGGAGACTCGGGACCTTCGCCATATAGTTCTTTTTCCATACGCTGATGCGCTGCCTTAAGCTTTTCATCGGCTCTGGCCTGTTCAATCTCTTCCTTAGTTATAGCCATCAGCAGATCCTCCCACGAGTTTTGCCGCGCTGGGCGATGCCATCTGCGCGAGAGGAGGCGCTACTTACCTTGCCGCCGCCTTTAAAACCGTACGCGCCGGATCCGGTTTTTGTCGGATACTCAAGCTCTTCTCTTACGGGAAATTTAGATGCGCCGGAACCAGAAGCCCTGGTTGTTTCAGCTGCAACAGCTCTTGCGTAGCCTTTAGCCATGCGGCGAGCCATTTCATTCTGCATTTGCAGCTTTGACTTTTTGGCTCGCTCTTTTGGTTTTTCTTCCTCTTTTGCAGTAGATGTATAACCACTTTTATCTACTTCTCCAATATTTGATCCTGGCGACGCAGCGCGAAGACGCTGAGCCACAGTTGGGCCTTCGTCAATGTCTGCCTTTGTTAGTGTGCTGTGTGGCGCGTTCATGCCATCATCAGCATACGATTTTGCGCCTCGTCCAGAATAATCACTGGACTCTTTTGCAGCCTCTGGCACTGGAGTTCTTGCTTCCTCTGCCATTTTTGCTCTGCCAGCACCAAAACGACGATACGCTTCGGAGCGTGGGTCATCAATATTCCCCATGCGCAGACGATCAAAAAAACCGACTCGTTCATTTTTTGATGTCTCGAGCCCTTCTTTTTTGTACTGATCTTCGGTCTTTCCACCTTCGTTGTAGCGTTTTACTTTGCGCTTCTTCATAACACTCTCCTGTTCGACTCAAGTAGCTGGTCGATCTTGTTCTCCAGCCGATTAAATCTCTGATCAATATGATCGGTAACCCGCTCCACCTCTGCCTTGGTCGCGGTATCCCGTGCAATCTCCTCACGAGTCTTGTTCAACAGAATCGTGATACGAGCAAGCTCAGTGAACTTCTCATGGGCGATATACGCAAACAAGCCCACAAACAGCGACAGAGCGCCGTTCCAAACAAATGCAAGATCCACGGTCAGCACTTCCACGCTCTTAAACTTTTATTGATACGGCTATTCGGATCGTTCGCCGTTTTTGCCGACGTTAACTTCTTTTTCATCCCTGACATTCTGGCGCAAAAAGACTTCTTTCTTGCGCCGCCTTCCGGCTGGGGAGGTTTCAAGTTCATGCCTTGCGCTTTCGCGGAGGCTCTCCCTTTGGCGTTCAAGCCGCCTTTGGGATTCTTTCCCTCTTTCCTCGTCCATGCCGGAGACTTAGCCATAATTAAGTGTGTCCCGCGTCGTAGCTGTTAGCCACTAGCAACAAAATAAACATCGAAGAAACACCGTTGTTATTGGAACTGCCAATTGCTGTGGCCTCAATGGTGGTCTTTTCCGAAACAGCCAGCGGATACTCAAAGACATAGTCAGCCACACCGTTATTCAGAGTTGTAACCGCAGCAGTGCGCCGAATGTTGTCTGTGCCACGAGTCAACAGCCGTCCCTGAACTTGGTTGGAACCACCAGCTTGACCAGCGGAGAACAAACCCTGTGAGACATATGCCGTGTAACCAGCAGGAACCGTCCAACTACCCGTGATCGTGGTGTTGTAATCAAACTTAATGATGTCGTAGGTGGTCGCAGGAACCCCTGCGGTTACAGTACCTGTGCCAATGTAAATGTCACCAGCGGCGCTATTGCCAGAACCCGCAGTTGCCACATACGCATAGTTAATACGGATCAAGAACGCGGTCATCGTCACAGCCGTCTGACCATTCATCGTGACGGTTTCTGAGACCTCGTTATAGTTTGCATCCAAACCCTGCACAACAATTGTCCGAGCGCCAGTACCGTTGCTTGTATCGTTTGCATTGGTTGAACTGACAGTCATCTGAAGCGGAGCCGCTGGGAAAGTGATCAAGCTAGGCAAGGGCCAGACAGACACCTGAACTGAATCCACGTCAGGATTGAAGCCAAACACCGTCACATTGCGGTGAAAGGCGATTTGCCCACGCGAGACTTGCAACTCAAACGGCTCGTACAAGCCTCGCTGAGTTACGGAAGAAACTTTTCCGTAATTAGCCATAGAACACCACAATAGTCGCGCTAGACAGCGTAGCGTGTACATCAGTATTGAACTTGATGCCCTCGCCGGGGAACAGAATATGCTCTGACCCCGCTGCCGCTGGTGCCGTAAACGAGAACCGTGTGGTACCACCAGAACCGCCGTCCTTTAAGACAACCGTACCACCAGAGGCGTAGCTGACAGTCACCGCTTTTACACGGGTCGTGTCGGCATACGCCGTATTGGTCGAGGTTACCTGCGCTGATTTAACGTCTGTTTGCATCATATCGATGCTCCTTAATTAGACGTTCTGCTGACCAACCAGCGGATCGGCGACGAAGTAAGTGATGTAGCCAGCAACAGTGCCAGCGCCCGAGGTGTTATCGGTCACAGTCACATACGACAGTTCAGTCGATGGGGCAAAGGTCAAACCAGAAGTGATAACGCCCAAAGACGAAACAGCCAAGCCAGAGGCAAAGAAGTTGTTGTCAGCAGTGCCGGAGTTGTAGCCGGTAGCGCCAAGGTCACAAGTACCTGAACCAGCGTCAGTAATCACCACGGACAGAATAACTGCGCCAGCCGGGAGAATCAGAGCGGGAGCGCCGGAAGCCGAAGAAATAGTGACGTTAGTGCCAGCAGTGGCAGGAGAAGCGTCAGCGATGTAGAACTCAGCAGCCATTACGCCGGAGCCACAGTACGCGGTGCGAGTCGTGTCGCCGCCGCCCGAACGCCAAATACTTTGGGTGGTAGAAAGTGCCATTTGAATTTTCCCTCATGCGGTTAAGCGCGACGATCTGCATGAAGTCAGCCGGGACTGTTCGTTCGCGCCGGTATACCCGGTTTCATAGCCTTATACTATGCCCGCACAGGAAATGCAAGAGGATGACTATGCGTATAAGAACTGCCATCCAACATACTTGCCGCGAGTCAACGGTAGGCCAGATTTCAGCGCCCGATTGACCGTCGGCGGCTTGATGCCAAGCTCCTCCCGCAAGGCAGCGATGCTCGGATAAACAGTCTCCCCGTCAGGTCTCTTGATTATCACAGCCCGACTTACCTTGGCACCGTGATCAGGGCGTTTCTTGCCATACCAGTAGTTGCCTTCACCGGATAGCGTGGCGGAAATTTTGGCTTTGGTGGATGCTGCTACGTGGTGGCCGCGCATGGACTTGCGGCGCTTAACCTTTTCCTCATCGGTCTGCACCCTAGCTTTGGAGGCGGCAGCGATCTTGGCTTTGGCTTCTTCCGTATGGGCAAACGTCTTGCCCCACATTGGGTTCTTTTCCCCAGACCAACCTGTTGTCGGGGCAGTTGCGTCCGTGGCTATGTTGTAGCAATACTCCTTACCCACATGCTCTTTAAGCCAGATATTCTCAGCGGCTAAAACATCTACCCCTTCGGGCAACTCCTCAACGATAACAAAAGTAAAAGCCTGTTCACCGTACTTTCCCCATGCAGCTTGGAGATGCTTATTGCCATGAGTTCCGCGCCGTAGCATCCACCAATGTACCCGTTTGCGACGCGTAAAGTTTTCCGCGCTACCTACATAGAACTTGTTGTTGACTACGTTGATGATCTTGTAAATACCTCGTGTCATATGCCCTCCTATGAAATTGAGGGTAGATTACACTAATGTAACGAGTAACACAATACATATTTAAAAAGGGGCCGAAGCCCCTTTAAAACCCGCATAAACACTAGGTTTTAGATCAAGCGCCCTGCGAGCCGTACATGCCCAACGGATCGCTCCACCCGAAGGAATATCGCTCACGAGCCTTGTAGCGGACGTTGCCTGTATCGAAGTCACCGTCCATCGACTGAGCCAGCGGGGTACGAACAAAGTGCTTCATGCCGTTAGGAACGTCAGTGGTCAGGAACCATGCGTTCGTATCGGTCAAGAAGTGGTTGATCGTATGACCTTCTGGGATCGAGCCGTTGTTCTTCAGGGCGTTGATGTCGTTGTCATTGGTGCCGACGCGGAGTTCGGTTTCCAATAGACGAGTAGCAACGAACTGGAGAGCTGGTGGGACGATCAGCTTACGTGGCTTAGCTGCGATCAGCAGGCCGCGTTCGTCAGTCCATGCTGCGATCTGGATCACAGCGTTTTCCAACGAGGTTTCGTTCAGGTCAGCAGGTGTCGAAGGGATGTTCGAGTTAGTGCCGCCGGAAACGAGTGGGTGGCTGGCCGAGAACAGTGGCACACCGTCGCCGCCGTAGTACTGCGACGAGTTGGTAAAGCCGTTGTTCAGAACCGATGCGGCTTTCACCTGCTTGGTGTAAGCCATAGCACGAGCCAGCGCCTTGGTATAACGAGCCGACAGGCTGTCATACAGGTTATCTTCGATGGCCTCTTCGGTCAGCGAGAAACCCAGGGCGATGGTTTCGTGGTTGTATCGAGCAGTCCAAGCTTCCTGACCGTTGTCGTACGCGATTGCAGAACCTTCGTTCTTAACCGGTGCGGCACTGAAGCCAGACAGTTTGGTTTCTTCTTCAAACGAACGCTCGGAGGTCTCGGTTTCGTAGATCTCTTTGTGTTCTTCGCCGTAGCGAGCGTACTCCATGCCGAACAAGGCGTTCAAGCCGGGGAGCAGCTCTTTCAGTAGTTGTGCGCGTGAAATAGCCATTGTTTAACTCCCTTATACGTTGGCAGTGCCAGTCGGGTTGAGATATTGATGACCGCCAGTCACAGTTACCGTAGTGGTATAAACAAGCGGATCGCCCGTAGCCGTTGTGGTAGCCGCCATGTATGGAGCGTTCCACTTAACGATTACTTCGCTGTAGTTGCCGTTCGCATCGACAGTCTCTTCAACCAGACCAATTACACGCAAAGGCAACGATGCGGCAGTATTCGAACCCGAATCGTAGGCACCAATGTTCGAGTTACCCGAAATAGTGCTGTTCGAAGAAGGCTGCGAAATAGCCATGTTGTTACCCAGAATGGTGTTATCAATCGGGGTGATGGTGGTCGAAGTTGCACCGCCAGTCACAGCGACTTTAAACAACGCATCAGGATCGTCAACAACGTACGCCAAGATGTCCGAAGCAACAACGCTGCCTGGATATGAGTTAGCGAATAGCTTTTGACCAGTCGATGGGTTTGTGTAGGAAACACCAACAAACACGCCAACAACACCGGTTGCGGAGACAGTAGTAGTGCCGGTCTCTTTAACGATGAAGCCAGACGACAGGCGAACGATGTCGCCGTTGTTGATGACGCCAGCAGTATTGCTTGCAATCGGGAGTTCACGAGTCTGACCCGCAAAAACCTGACCGCCGATCAAGTTGATCGGTTTTAGCCCGTAAGGGGCATTTACAGTCGGATATGCCATATTGGACTCCAAAAATTAAGATTAACTTCCTTTCCCGAACGAGCTTGACGATTTCCGCTCATTAAACAGCGGCATCCTCGGATCGTTCTGGCGCATCAGGCTGTTATCCACCGACTCCATCTGTCCTTCGGACTGCTTCTGGTAATAGCCATTACGCTGATCCACCAGTTCTTGCGGAGTCTTGCAGAGCAACAACCCACCGACCTCGATGTTGTCCTTAAAGCGACTAGCCGGGTCGATTAGCAGTTGGAACTTTGGTTGCTCCTCGATCTTCACAGGCTCCCAACCTTCCCGTAGTTTGGCGGAAAGATTACGTGGGTCAGCGTTGTTCAGCGTCGAGACGCGAATCCATCTGTACGCAAATCCGGGTTGCTTATCTGGTTCTGGCAGAAGCTCCGGGGGCGTCCACTGCTGGGGACGCTGCGTTTCAATACGAGTTTCCGCGTTACGCGGTTGACGATTCTCAGCCATTTCTACCCTCCAATTTCATCATTTCCTGTACGTACTTCTCCAGTGGCACGTTCAACCTTTTTGCCGTGTTGACTGCCGTTTGCGAGACCTTGATTTTTTTGGAACCAGTGCTTCGCGTAGCCGGAGCTACTACAGGAGCGGGTTTCTCGCGCTGGGGTTTTGTGTCCTGCGCAGGGGCCGGGTCCCGTTCTTCAAAATACTCTGGGAATCGACGACGCATGGTGTCATCGACCTTCTTCCAGTATTCGTCCGTGGACGGATATGACGCCCCGTACTGACTGACTAGCTTCTGATGTAAACCCAGAGCCAAGCTAGTCATTTCCTCGTCCTTACCGAACCAGTCATTGCGCTCTTGCCACGCAACTGCCCTCTGGTCAGGGCGAGGTACTGAATTAGCAACGGGTTGTACATCAGTTTCTGGCTCATGTCTAGACGGAACAAAATCTTCCGCCTTTTGCAACTTCATCTGAGCCCGGTACAACCGCTCTTGCGCCTCAACCAATTGATCAGCATCGCCGAGGTCATAAGCCTCCTTGTATGCTTTCTTGGCTGCGCTCAACTCCAACTCGGCTGCATTCTTTGCGGTCTCTGCAAAAACCTGCTCGCCTTGGTTTAATCGGCCTTTTAGCGAATTGTTCTCTTCCAGCAAACGCTTGGCATATGCCAACGCTTCCTGATGCTCACGCAGAGCCGCCTCTTTTTCCCGGCGCTCGTCGTGATACACCTTCTTCATCTGCTTCAGGCGTGTCTTGACGTTCTCGGAGTATTCCTCCAGTTCGTCATTATCAAGTTCCTCGACGATCTCCTTCGGCATCGGCTCACGGCCTCGATCCTCCGGCGGGGTATCGTCCTCAATCTCAAACTCGAAATCGTTTTCAGCAGCCGCCTTTGCCGGTTGCTCAACTTCGTCCGGGAACTTGAACTCCTCGGTGTCCATCTTCTGCATTTGTTTCTCCTTTCTTATGCGCGACTAATGCCGCGTGGGTCCTGCACAACTGCCTCCACAGAGTCGTCATTGAGTAGTCTGAACTCACGACCATGTATCTTCAGTCGAGTGCCGCTGTTCGGACGGGCGAGAATAAAATCCCCTTCCTTACACCACGGCCCAGTCGGGAACCGCTTTTCATCTTTGTAGCAATCAGGGCCGAGCTTCACCACGAAAAACACCGTGGAAAGAACCTCTTCGAATCGCCGCGTTTCGTCCGCTTTGATCAGGCCGCTGTCATACTTTTCCTCAGACTCCGGCAGCGCCACAAGGATGTGATATCCCACTGGCTCCGGCAGTTGCCTTGCTTTCTCCTCCGCTGTTTCTGGCAGCGTTGAAGTTTCGCCATCTTGGCTGGCGATTACGATTTCAGTCATCCGAATACTCCATGTTTTTTGCGAGGTCTAAGATAAATCCCTCTGCAATCGAGAGCCCTCGAATCTCGCCGCAGAGTTTTTGATACTCACTGAAGTCTTTGGCCGCGTTGTTTGATACGGCCTCGACTATCTGATCACGCTTGTCCCGTACCTGTTTGAGCAGCACCTCAAGCGTTTTGTCCATAAATTACTCCTTTGGTTTGGGCTGGCGTCCCATCTGCGCCCGCGATTTCGCAATATCAATTCCCATGCGGACACCGGCCTCTTCTTGACGAGCAGCAAGATCTGCCTTGTCTTTTGCGACTTTGGCTCCGACTTGCATACCGGCGATTTCTTTCTGGGCTTCAATACGCTTCTCTTCAATATCCAATCTGTCAGCTTGCGCAGCCGCATCGATCTGAAGCTTCTGGGCTTTGATCTGTAGCTCTTGTGCCTTGAGTTGGAGTTCTTGCTGCTGCATTTGTACCAGCGGATCTTGTGCCGCCTGCTGAGCCTGTTGTTGCGCAGCTTCTGCCTGATCCTTCTGCAACAGCTTGGCCGCTGCCGCAGCCATCATGCGGGAGACCTCGACTTCCATCTCCTTCGGCAATTCCTTGTCCATCTCTGGCAACGGAACGCCCAGCATCTTTTCAATCTCAATCCGGTACTGGAAGGCTACGTGCTCATTAATATGAGCCATCGCTGCCGCCATAATCGTTTGAGCTTGTGGGTTTTGGCCGATGATTGCAGCCATCTTTGGATCTTGCATCGCCGCTTTGTGAACAGCGATATGTGCCTCGTGATCCTGGTAAATAAACGCCTTCACGGGTTTGCCGTTCAAGATGTTCATGTTCTCTGTCACCGGATCTCGCGGCTTAATGTCGTCCGCACTTGGCACCAGCTTGCCAACATTCTTAATACCCAGCACCTCTAACATCTGACGGTTCAACTCCACCATGTCATAGATCTGTGGGCTGGCCTGCGCCATCTGCATGACTGCCTGGTACTGCACCACCTTCTGCGCCATCGTGGCCGAGTTTGGATCGGACACTGGAATAACATCCACATCGTCGTAGTCCGACTTCTTGGCGCGGGGCGAACCTTCTGCTGGCTCATAGTCATACTCATCCGGTGTGTAGTCGCGAATGATGTCTTTGAGCAGTTTCAACTCCTGCTTCATCGCGTAGTGGATACGCGCTTGCACCGCCGACATTACTTTCAGGGTGCGCTCAAGGATAGCCAGCGTGGTGCCGACCGGCGCATTGGCCGACATGTCAGCAACCTTGAGGTCAGCCGCAGCAGCGAAGCGACGGCCTTCCTCAACGATCTGGTTCATCAATCCAAGGAGGACTTGGCTCGGCTCTTTGTACGGAAGCGGGAGAATATTGTCGCGGATCGTTCCGGCGGCAACGTCCACATCTCGGAACTCGCCGGGTGCAATTGGAGTGTCATCACCCTTGACTCGCATGCCTTTAGTCTTAAGACCGCCCGGCAAATTCGATAAAGTCCCAGCATCAACAAGCTGACGAATAATAGAAGTACCAGACTTAGCAAAAGCACCGATAAGGTGAATAAGGCCGAATGCATAGAATCCAAAGCCGGGTATGTACGGGTAGTGAACAAAGTGATTCCTCTTTTGGCAAGATTTATCTTCCGGGTGCCAATTGCGTCTGATAGCTAAAACCTCTTGCGAAGTTTTTTCCATAGTCACAATGTATGGCAGACCGATCTGAGTTTCTTTGCCGTCGTCGTCTTTGTCCTCGAACCCCGGCAAATCCAAATAAACCTGAATCTCCAGCAGCTTGTATCTGTCATCCGTCGTCGCACGGAAGCCCATCTTCTCGGCAATCCGCTTCTCTACATCATCCAACACATTATCCGGCTCGGGCAGATCCACATCCCGGTAGAAGCCAGCCACCATCAGCCGACGCAGTTCGTTCTTCGTCTTGCGCATGACATGCGTGACACGCGGGCTCGACTCTAGATTACTAGCGCCATACGGCACCACCACATCTTCTGCCGGTACAAATATAGATGCCTGCCGTTCCAGCGACGGATCGTAGTACACCTTCTTAAATGCATTGCCCGCCAGACCCAAGCCCCACAACATGCGCTCATGCTCCGGGCGATACTCTTTCATCACCTCGGTTAGCTGGTAGTTCATATCTTCCTGAACGCGCTCTGCCGAGTCTTTCTTTTGTGGCGTCTCTTTGCCGATGATCTTGGTCTTTACCGGACCCGATGCTGGAAACGTTTCCATGATCGTCTCGGCTTGGAATTTAACCAGCGCCTCTGATAACAGCGGGTGGTACACGCCGCAAGCGCCTTCCCACGGCTCGCTGCGCTCTTCAATCTTCATGCCCAGCAATTCGAGGCCATCGACGTAGGTCTGCATCCAGTCTTTGCGGGAATCCAGATCGTCTTGGAAGTCCGACAGCAGGTCAGCCGCGATGGTTTGCAGGTCATCTTCGTTCATCTCCTCGGCCAAGTTGGCGTTGAAGTCGTCTTCGATTTCCATCTTCTCGATCTCAATTTCCAATCCGCCGAGGCCGATACGCACAGCCTCTGGGTCTTCGATCTCAATCTCTATAGGCTCTGCTTCCATCACATCCTCGTCCATACCGACCGGGAGTTGGTAGAGTGCCTTGTCAAAATTTGTCGCCATGATTTATCCTCAGTAATAAGTCCGCTTTACACGGACAAACGGCTCATCTTCCTCGTCGGAGTCTAGCCGCAAGAACCCGCCTTGCCGAAATCTAATCAGCGCCTGCACCCCCGAGTCCACCAAGTCATCATGCTCGGCGTTGGGGAAGCGCGCAAATTCCTCCACCACTTCCTCCGCCCACCGACGGTCAGGTGTCCACACTTTACCGGAAGAGAATAGGTCTGTAACGCTGTTCAAACGCACAAACTTGTCGTTGCCGCGTGTCGGAGTGAAGTCTTGAACCATGACACCCATGCGCCGAAGCTCAAATATCAGCGGCGCACCCGCTGCTTTGGCTTCAATAATGCAGGCATCCGGCTCCCACTGGTCATACATCTCCTTTGCTTTCTGCTTTAACTCGGGAAATTCCACCTTTCCCTTCCACGCATCCAGCAAAATGATGTTCACATCGTTCTCATCCTCGTCTTTATGGAACACACCCCACGTCGTACACGCGGAATAGTCACTCCGCTGGTTCTTTGTGTACGCAGTATCCCAACTTTGGATGATGAACTGGCAGGGCGGGGGTCTATCTGCCTCCCATATCTTCCACCAGTCCCGTTTTACCAGCGCACCCTCTTCTCCCGTGGGCTTTTGCTGGTACTGAGCGTTCCATTTGTAGGGTGGAAGCTCCTCTTTTAGCGCCGATAGCTCATCTATCGACCAAAATTCAGGCCAAAGACTGTTCCCGGACGGCAAAATAGCCGGGAATTCGATAACTTCCCACTCTGTTGAGTCGCTTTTCAGCACTTTGCCGGTCAAATCCTTGTCCGACCAGCGCGTCATCACGATAATAATCGACCCTCCAGGCTGTAAACGCTGCCGTGGACCCGAGGTGTACCACTCGTAAACACTATCAAAGACGGACGGATCTGCTTGAGCCAGTCTGGCCTCTTGTTCTGAGTGGGGGTCGTCAATAATAAGGAGATCAGCACCCTTACCAGTAACAGTACCGCCAACACCGATAGCAAAATAATCGCCGCCGTGGCTAGTCGCCCATCGGCCAGCCGCCTTAGAATCTGCCCGCAACCCCACACCGGGGAATATTTTTCCATACTGCTCGCTATCTACCAGGTTTCTCACCTTCCGGCCAAACCCGACCGCCAATTCAGCCGTATTCGACGTCTGAATAACCTTCTTCCCCGGATGCTTCCCCAAGAACCACGCCGGTAACAAGTACGACGCGAACTCTGACTTGGTATGTCGCGGCGGCATATTGATAATCAGCCGCTTCAACTTCCCTTCCGCTATCTCCTCAAACTTCTTCGCCATGATGGCGTGGTGCCGTCCATGGATAAACCCCGGCCACATCTCTTTTACAAACGACATGAACTTGCCCTGCGCCCGCTCCCGCGCAATCGCATCTCGGTATTGCCCCACCTGCTCAAGCAACTTCTCCTGCTCGACCGGCGGCAACTTACCTATCAGTTCACTTAAGTCCATCAGTCCTCAGTCTTATCCCACGCCGAATTCATCTTGCGCCGTATAGCCGCAGGCGAGACCTCCCCACCCCTCAAACAATACGGGTACGACTGCAACGAGTACGAATCCCGCAGCGCCTTCAACACATCTATCGCCGCATCTATCCCCGCCACCTTCGCATCCACTTCCTTCTTCCACGTATCGAAGTCCATACATCACTCCAACGTCCTGAAGTTGATATACACCGGCCTAACACTCCGCCCACTCCCCTTCACCCGCTTCACCACACCCAACTTCACCAGCCGCCCCAGTATCTCGTGCGTATTCCCCATCCCGCCCTTACCACGTATCTCACATATATCCCGGATCGACGGACCAAACCCATACTTCTTCCACCACTCATCCACTATCAAAAACACCTCTTTCTGCGCAGGCGTCATTCCCACCTCCATACACTCATCCCGCGTCATCTCGCGCCGACGAGCCACCATCTCTCTATTTATCTCAATGTTGTTATTCATGAAACGTGGTAACGTTACCATGTTTATCGTTTGGCAACATCATCATTTTCTTCAAAAATATCCCCCCCACCCTCTTCCATTTCAGAAGACAAGGGGGGTGTTTCCGTATTCAACGCCATAAACGCAACGTCGTCAAAAATATCATCCCCCGTGTTGTCATTTTCAAAAGATAAGGGGGCACTTTGCTCGGGGATACGTGAGTCCGAATTTTGATGCGATTGTTTGTGGGGATTACTATGTAAAGTGCGCGAGTGACTCCTGGTTGTCAGATTGGCATCCCCCTCTCCGGTGGGCCCATCGCCATCCGGATTTTGATCCCCCCCAGCATTTCCAGCGTTTCCAGCCAGTTC